AGATTATATTCCACTGAAGCCCAATCTGCCCCATAATTCTGACTCATCTGAGCGTCTGGATAATTGCCTGAGATATTATGATCAATAAATATAGATTCCATTCTACAAAATCTTGTAACATCTGTATCATCAAACGTCGCTAATAATCTTGTATTGGGTTTTAATCCAGTCCCTTTAAATGATATTAATCGTGGTCTCATAAATGGTGCAAGGTTAACAGATACTACTCTATCCCCCATATCTACTAATTCTGTAGTTTCCCCTAAAGTTGTTTGAATACCCGAAATAGTTTGTCCTTGAGTAGTAGTAGTTGTTAATGAGTTACCTATCCATGCTGGCAATCCATCCTCACCTAAACCTGTAACACCAACCCATTCTGTTTCCCAATCATTCCAAACAGTTCCGATAGAATCCATATTAATATTAGCTAACATAGCATCATAAAGGCCAGGTTGTTCAAATATCACATCTGGTCTTCTGTCAGTATCTTTCCAATCGTCAGTTGCAGGTGATAATACTAATGTTCCTGTAAAATCAAATACATTAAATGGGTTAACATTAATGAAATTAGTAGCATCTAATGGTGTTGATAACTCATTAACTTCAGTATAATTTAATGTTAATAAATCACCAGACTTTTTAATATTAAATGTGGCTTTATCAGCTGCTGACAATTCATTTTCTACAAAGATGTTATTAGTTAATACACCACCCGGATGATCTTCCCATATAAGATTAAAGTTCTTTCTGGTTGAAGAGGCTTTAAGAAATCCAATTTCAGGATCTACTTCACATTGGTAATTAGGGTAAGCTGTATCCCCTTTAAAATGATCTTTAAATGCATCTACAAAAAAACCAGATTTAAATCTATTAATTTCAGCGTTCATTGCTGATGATTCTAGAAGTGATAATGTTGTATATTCTTCCAAACGATTAACACGTTTTTCAATTTTACCAATGTCTCTCATAGTATATCTTCTATTATTCATCCTTTTAATAGTAATATCAGATGCTTTTAATGCATTGGCTGGGATAGATAACTCGTAAAGTTTTAAAGCATTAGAGGGTGTCTCTCTAAATTTCGGTGTGTCTGAAGGTATACCTGTTATAACATTGAAATTACCATTTACATCTAATGTTATAATATCTTTTCTATTTCGTGCTATAGCCGTATTAATTTCAATTAGGGAATTAGTTTCTAATGTTACACGACCTAATTCACCTGCATTATCTGATCTCGTTCTAAAATCTATTATATTGCCGACATTAATTTCTTTATTATACTTTACTGAAAAATAAGTCGGTAAGTTCCGTATTGATGGATCATATGATTCTCTAGAGAAGAATAAACCTTGAGAAGAATGAGAAAAATATTCATATGTTATTGTCAAAGAGGATGGTAGATTAGTAATATCCGTACCTGTAAATATCAATTTAGAAGGTGTATAATAATAATCAGTATAGCCATTGGTTACTTTGAAGTTATCTTTATATTCTGTATCATCTAAATCATTATCCGCGTTTTTAATAGATATTAGAGTATATACATCAGATATAGGATCTAGAGAAGGTGATATAACGAAGTCATTGCCATTATCAATATTAATATCAGATTTATTTAATGACCATGATGCTTCTAATAATGTTTTGGTTTTATAAAACCCTTTAGATACTTCTACTTTAGTAGGAATAACTATAGTTGCTAAATCTGAGCCTATATAAAGATAAGACAGAGCAAGCTTTGTTAAGTTAAGGCGAATTTTATTATTAACTCCTGCAACTTTTTCTATATACCCTAATTGAATATCTGCATCTGTAATAAATCCGGGTGTTTGTTCTTGTATGGTATTACTGTCAGTGTCACTAGTGTCCTCTGATATCACTAGGCCTGTATTGAATATTACAGCATTTAACTTAGAAGCATCAAATATATTATTAACAGATGTAAATTCAATTGTCCTATCATTCTCGTTTGCAAAAGCAGTTGTGTTATTTTCTACATTAATAGTACCCGTTATATGCTCCATTACATAAAATGATGCCTTTCCATCTTTAGGTGTAAAATCATTTACTGCAGTTTGTAATAATGAAATACCTTCAGATTTGAGTTCAAATATATTTGAACTCTGAGTTGCAACAACATGAAAACTTATAACATTCGTTGTGAATATGCAAGTCTCAGCGACTACTGTTGAGTTTCTATTAATAACCTGTCTGAGAGAAAAATTCAAGCTTGTGTTAGAAAGTGACACAGAGCTATTTGTGTTTGGTTTATAATCATATACATACAATTTATACTCTGCGTTACCACCAGTATGCTCTTTATACGATACTATATGAGATATTTTAACAGTACCAATGATTACGTTACCGTCATCAATACATACATCAACTTCTTTACCAGGTTGGTATGCCCCTCTTAATTGATCGATAATAATAAACTGATTATTATCTGCATTTAATAATATATTAGTAGCATCTGATGCGGATACAGTAGGTATTTTAATATTGGTAGAATTAATTGTTTCAATTTCAAACCCTTTTACATATGCCTTAGATTTTCCTAAAGTTGCGGGGAAATTTATACCATCAACGGTGTCTTTAATATCTAATGTGAATGGTTGTATAGTATAATCACCTGACTCATCAAAAGTTCTTCTAGCTAGCTCTTCTGACAATATATTATATACTGTTCTATCAACCTTCTTAATGATTTTATTATCAACTATTCGTATTAATTCAATGAAATTAGACTCAGGAATAGTGGCATCAGGGGTAGATATTAACGTTGCTGTAACTTTTAATCTATCAGCACCTTCAGCCCTTGAATTATTAGTACCTAAGGAATTATCACCTAAGGAATTATCAGATCTGATATCGATAACTTCTTCTTTTATATCCAATCCTATTGAATAATTCATTAACCCTGCGGCTGGGTCAGAACTATGTGATTCAAAAGCATCATTAGATATAAAAGTGTGTGTATTAACTGGTACAAACATTTTATTAATGTAGAAAATACCAGCGGATATTGAACTTATAGCAGCTTTGTTTATTCTAGTAGTTGATGCATCGATATTTATTATATTATTGTCTTTTACTGTTAATTCTTCAGAGGCATCTGCTAAAGGTTTAATCACATCTCCTACTTTAAAATGAGTAGACAATTCACGATCAGGATTAGCAGAAGTATATGATATATAAAACCAATATTCGTTAGTTACAGAATTATATTTAACATTTTTAACAACAGCTGTAATAGGGTTTTCAATTGTTACAGAAACACCTCCATATTCGTAAATAGTATCATCTATATAACTAGTATAATAACTATCTTGTTTAGCTGGGTCTTTAGCAACTGTAATATACTCTAAATTATTATCGTGTGTTATATTACCTGGAAGTATAAGAGACCCCTCTTTAAAGAAATGATCTCCCATTCTTGATATTTGTGACTGCAGTAAAGATTGTATTTGTGTTAATTCTCGCGCCTGAACTGCTGATCCTGGCTTAAATAAAATACGTTGAAATTTCTCAGCTGGACTTAATCCGTCCTGACCCGCAGTATTAATATCATCATAATACGGTGCTTTATTGTAATCAGACATTATTTTGATTCCTATAATTCTACTACTAATTTAATGTTTTCAATCTGGTCTTCTGCCCTTAATACCTTATGTCGTTTTTCTAGATATATTACATCACCAGTATATTGAATAATATCAGCATCTAAAATACCATTTGCCGCTACTGTACCTGTAACACTAGAATCTTCTATAGACGTAATATTATCGCTAGCTGAAAATTCCTTAAAACCTGTAGTGTCGTCTTGATGATAATATATAAGATCATCCTTTACCAAATCTAAATGAGCTGTTGCACCAGCCGAATTAGTAAAAGTAGATGTAGTAGTTCTGAAAGCTTCAGCTTCTGTTTCGGATGCCATGGTTAATTTTTTTAATGTATTTGTAAAATCCCCAACATACGGGATTACAGTAGTACCATCAGTATCAAATTCAGTTAAACCAGTAACTACACCAATTTCACGAAACTGTGAAGCTGTTTTGAATCCACTTAGTGATTCAAAGTTAAATTCACAGTTGAGGCCTAAATTATGAGCTGCTAAATCAATTTGAGCACATTTACCAAAACCACCTTGAGGAGGTAATACAGCTACTGCTGATGGTTCTGGATTTGTTTGTCCGGGATAATAATTTCCACCTGTTATTACAACTTCAACTTGAGTCCATGCATCATCTTCTGGTGTACTTGTTACACCATTTAAGTCATCTAGTGAGACATTGTCAGCATGTACTTGAATATCAGAAATATACCACCAGGTATCTGTACCGTTCGTATAACTTTTCATAGTAATCTGATCGGATGGTATTACATTACCACCTACTAGAGACCCATCACCAATTAATGTTACTGTAGGTTTGGTATTATCATTATAATATCCACCGTCTGTTATATGAATTGAATATATTTTACCAAGAGGAGCATTATCTTGCACTTTAATTTGATCTGCATCACGACTATCACCACCAGTCGTAGGGAAAGGAACAGGCATATATGAGCCTGTAGTAAACGAGGAATTTAACTGGTCATCAATAGTATACAAATACATCCATACATAACCATCTGATGTCTTGAATATAGATCTTGGTGTAGAAGTACCAATGCTGTCTGGTTTTGTTGGACGTATGGTTGATGGCTCATAACTAAATCCGGATGTGACATCAAAATATGCAGGTGATGAAAGACATAAAAACACATGACGATCTGTTACTACTCTGTCTTCTAGTCCAGAAACAAAAGAATTAGGTAAGTATGTTCCGTCTGTATAATTAGAATCCCAAGGTCTGTAAACAGTATCGGAAACCCATATAACACGCTTAGTACAAAGTTCAACTTGATGGGCATTTATCTTTTTAACAACATGCATATTCTGAAAAGCATCATAATGAGTAACTTGATGATTATCTTCAGTCTGAGGAACGGTAGTAGGATCCTCCCCACTTGACAGTAAGGGTTGTTCGTTCGGCCATGGTTGACTCCTACCAAGAAACATATAATAAGGTGCCGTGCTAGCTAATTGGATTTTCTCTTTAAGAAATCTAGCGGCACTAATTCTAAAATTATCTGTGATTATTGCGGTCATATTGTGTATACCTTAATGGTGTTGTTAGTGTTATATAGTGTCTAGATTTATAATAATATTATCAGAAGCCTCGTTTAAACAAGTAGCTTCTATATTTCCAGGGACTTTATATTGTATTGTACTATTTATAGTATATTTATCCCAAGAACTAGTGTTTGATGTTAATTTAAATTTAACATCATCAAACCAAGCATTCATTCCAAAGGGTCTATCTATAGAATAAAGTAATAATATTTTCTCAATAAGATTATCTACTGCATGGATTATAAAAGCATCTGCTGTAGAGGGTCTAGATATAAGATCTAATATATACATAGAACATATATAAGATCCGTTTGGTTCCATGCATGTATTAGGATGGTTCAATTGTCTAAATATTTTTGTTGTAGCAGTTAATTCATATACAAGTTCAGAAAACATCTTATAACCTGCAGGATGTTGTCCTTTAAGGAATTTAGCTCCCCATTGAGATCTAGTCACATTCGTATTTGAAATGAAATATGAATATAATTGATAAAATAGTGAATCCTGAACTTTAATATTTGTATTACTTAACATACCATTTGCAGATACATTAGGTGATGGTATCAATAAGTTATGTTTAGGATAAGTTACTTTCGCCTCAGGTGATTTGTAAAAAATCTTAAAAAATAACTGAATGGATTCAACGGTACCTGAGGTTCGATATAGATCCATTAGATCCTTATATAGGAGATTTATATTTCCTTTATAGTTATCAGGTATGCCAGTACCAAAAATAACCTTTAAATGTGAATTTAGTTCTTTTCTAAAATCTATATCTTTATTATCAATAATGCTTAGATATTCTACTAGATCTTTATGCTGTTCTAAAAAGGAAATATATCCATCTAAAAAGGAAATATAATCATTATTAAGAGCGAGATGGTCTGGGATTATCTCGGATACAGATGTCGTTTTTACTGGTCGAGATGTAGTACCTAAACCTCTGTAAGGTTGTACAGCATCTTGTAAATTCCGAAGGTCCGTATATAGTGTAACAGATATTGTAAAGGTTTTATCATATGTTAAACCACTTTGATCAGTAGCCCTAATAATAACAGTTGGTGAAGATAGAATATTAGCGTCTAATAATGATTTCACTACTAATTGATTGTTAGTATTGATTTCAAATAAATTAGAACCGGTACCACCGACTACACTAAAACTATGGGTATCATTAATATCAGCATCAGTAGTAGTTAAGTCACCTACTACTGTACCTAAAGCACTGTGTTCTTGAACACTTGTGCTAGAAAGTGTAATATCAGTAGGGGCTTCATTAATATTAGTAACAGATATTGTAAAGGTTTTATCATATGCTAAACCACTCTGATCAGTAGCTCTAATAATAACAATTGGTTGACTTAGCGTTTCATAATCAAGACCAGTACTTGATTTAACTACTAATTGATTGTTAGTATTGATTTCAAATAAATTAGAACCGATACCGCCAACTAAACTTAAAATAGGGGTATCATTAATATCAACATCAGTAGTAGTTAAATCACCTACTACTGTACCTAAAGCACTGTGTTCTTGAACACTTGTGCTAGAAAGTGTAATATCAGTAGGGGCTTCATTAATATTAGTAACAGATATTGTAGTGACTTTATCAAATGTTAAACCCTCCGGATCAGTAGCCCTAATAGTAACAGTTAGTTGATTTTGGGTTTCGTAATCAAGTGAAACACCCTCGACTAAATTAAGATCCTCACCTGAAGATGCAATTTCAAACAATGCAGCATCATCACCACCGACAATGCTATAGGTAATGGTGTCATTATCAGGGTCTGCACCTTGAATATGTGATACATGAGTACCACCAGCAGGGACAGAACCCCCTAAGGTGTGTTCTGGAGTTGTAAGGGTTGTAACAACAAAATTAGGCGCTTCATTAACATCAAGAACACCTATTAAAAAGAGCTTGTCAAATGTTAAACCAGCCTGATCAGTTACTCTGATATTTACTTGTACAGTATTGGCGGCCTCATGATCTAAGATATTATTCTTAATTACTAATTGCTTGCTGGAATTTACCTCAAAAGCATCAAAGAATGTATAACTAGAGTCTGAATTAGCTACAGTAAAAGTATGTTGTATCGTTAAAGCAGCATACTCTGAAGCTGTTAATGTATCTGATCCCGCAAATACCGATGATAAGTCACCTACAATAGTACCTACAATACTGTTCTCGGAAACAGTTGTATTAGAAAGTGTAATGTCTGTTACCCCAGCAAGTACCCCAAAATTATCTAGAATACTGTCATATTCAGCTTGACTTATACTAGTTGTTGTGGAGGTACTTGGTACAGGAAAAGACCAAAGATTACTAGTATCATCAAATCCCTGCTCAGGACTATCATGATAAAGACCTAGAAGATTATGATCAGCTTCATTCCATTCATATCTATGATCCAATGGTCCAGAGGTTTCTGACCCCACTAGTGGTGTATGAGGTGTACTTGGATCATCCACAATAG